GTCAAATGCCTCTACATCAGAACCAATGGCTAACCCTAATGCTGTTCGAGCATCCGATGCATTAGATGATCCTGTACCACCGTGAGACACGGCTAAATCATTTGTTAGTGTTAACGTTGCAATAGTCACCGCATTAGGTAAACCTACGGTCAATGTTTGGCCACTAGCGGCTGTTTCTATTTCGTTAGCAGTCCCCGCAACGGTAAATGTCTGGCTATCTAAATCTACAGCGCCTGTTCCACTGTCCCCTGCAAAATCTAAATCTTCTCCAGTAACTTGAGTATCTACATATGCTTTGATCGATTGTTGGGTCGCCAACGCAGTAGCGCTATTGGAAGACATATTATCTTCATCAAGAATCGCTGTAACTGAAACAGAACCGAGACGCAAGCTATCAAAATAAGCATTGTTAAACACATTAGCGGCAACAGCACCAGTGCCGCCGCCATTGAAAAAGACCACTGCTGTAGTTCCCGCAGGTATTTCATAATCATTTGAGGCATTGTAGGTCCCTTGAAAAACAAGAATGCTTCTACTTCCGCTTAATGCGTTTCTAATATAAACTATTTTTTCAGCATCATTAGGGGTTAATTGAACGTATGCCGTGGCACTTAGATCCCCGCCGTCTGTAAAAACAATAAGCCTGTTTCGTCCATTAGAAGCACTTCCATCGGAAACGGGCAAAGAATTAGGTGATCCGCTGCTTCCCGCAGAGGATAAAGTAATGCTAACTTGACCATCTAAAGCAGTGTCAATTAAACTAAGGTTTGTATTAGTAGTTTGCCCCCAAGTTCCAGACTGCTCCCCTGTCGCTATTAACTCGATACCGTTATTTAAGGTATATGTACTAGCCATGATTTAATCCTATACAACAATTTAAGAGTATGTTTAAATAAAGTTCTATGCTGCTATTTTATCCCAGTTGGGTGACTGATTGGGGGTAATTGAACTATAACTTGGATTTTGGTCAGGGACAATAGCACCCCAAACAAAGACCTCCCCTACGGAACCGGTAACTTGTAACCCCGTAACGTTAGCATCGGCGTTAGCTTCCGCTGTTACCGACCCTACAGCAGCCGTACCAACTAATCCGGTCACATTAGTAACTGAAGTACCTGTGACAGAAACACTGCCCACTCCGGAACTACCTGCTAATCCGGTAACAGGAACGTTAGCTACCGCTGTTACCGTTACCGAACCTAATCCTGATGTAGCGGCTAACCCTGTGACGTTAACGTCAGCGTTAGCTGTTGCGGTTACTGTTCCTACAGAACCGGTTGAGCCCGGTACAGAAGCTTCGTTACCCCACGTCGTGGCTCCCCACCCACCTGCGGAATTATTCCATCCGGTATAGGCGACAACCACGTCGGCCATTACGCTATCCTTATAATTGCATTACTAGCGTCAGCTGCAGGGAAAACAACCGTAAATGCTCCTGAAGTAGAAGTTTTATCCGCACCAAAATCTAAAACCAAAACAGCAGGGTTGGTTAAAGAAATAGACGTAGTATTAGGACCTGTGTTGTAAATTAAACCGCCCCTAGCTGTAATACTAGAATTAGACCAGCTTACATCTGCAAAATCTGTTAATGCAGTAGTGCCGCTACTACTGGGATTTACGTTGGTTAAAGCGTTTCCACCCGTAGAATACCCATTACCATTAGCTACTTGATCACTAGTGGCGTAAGCCGTAGTCGATGCATTTAAAGTTGCACTTGACGTATACAAAGCCATTTTAAAAGCATCCGCACCATTAGCAAAATCGTGAGCGCCGTACAATAACTCTTTTTTAAAAGAGGTACACATAAAATTACCTGAAAAAGCCATATCAAAGTCTCCTAGTTAATTCGGCTAAGTCTTTGTGCCCAGCATCACACAAAGCGTTATAAATAGTGGTTCGGTCATTACTAATCGCTTCTTTCATATAAAAGGTAAGAACTTTTATTAAATGTTTTTTAAAAGCTCGTGCCTGATCTCTTATCAAAGGATTAGCCGTGTCCGAAATAGAAATAATCTTGTCTGCACACCTTTCGGCTATCTCCTCTGGGGTAAAGCCACGGTTTTTTGTGGTTAAAACTTTAACACCATAATCAGAAGAAACATCTATGTCTAATGCTGGAAAACTCATTGTTTAGCCCTAATAACCTTTCCTACTCTATATTCGTCTGTAACCTCTTTAGCTTCGCCCAACATTTTCAAGCCCACTAAAGCTTCCGCAAATCTTTTTTCGTAAAGAGCTACTAAATCAGCCTCTCCTTTCATGTAAGTATACGCTTCTAACAAGCTTCCATAAAGCATTGCTATCTCTGCGTTTTCACTTAGCCATGTTGCTCCGCTGTCTGCTCCAGCAGTCAAACTAGTAGGTCTATAAAAGTAATGAAGCTCTACGGTGCTGTTTGCACTAGGCGTAGGTCCTAATATAAAGTTATTTATGTCAAAAACCGCATAATACCTAGGATTACCTGTAGTAGCGGGATTTGGAGTAAATGTTTGCACAAAGTCCGTATCTTTAAATTCTAAAAATTGATGGTCATTGTTAGAATCTACAAAAGACAAAGAAAACGGCGCTAAAAAATCAGAAGGACACGCTAAATATTTATTGCTAGAAGACAGCGTCCCAATTACATTTTTGCGAAACAAACTTAGCTGAACGTTTTTTAATATGCGCTCTTCCGCCTGCCTAATAAATATAGGCAAATTTGTTACAAACGAGGTTTCATCGTTTTCCGTATAATCCTGAATAGCTTGTTTTAACTGAGAATAAGTAAAACTCATGAGGTGGTCACCGTAACCGTACCAACTTGTGTAAAGCCGGTAACCGGTCTTAAATTTTCATTTTCTACCGTAGGAATCCCTACATAAACATCCGTAGGTTCTACTCGATCAGGTCTAGCATTTTGTAAAGCTTGCGGATCGACTACTTTCCTAAAAGGACCTAATTGCGGGTGTTTCGGCTCATATTGGTCGGGACCCACTAATAAACCGTTCCATTCACGACGCATAACTTTGTACGGATACCTAAATCCGGATCTGTCGCAAATAGCGTAAGAGTCTTTCCCTGTGGCAAACTTAGCCATTAACCCGACCTGTAGTAACTAAACTTAGGAACAACGTTAAAAGAAGCTCTGTCTCGATCCTCTTCTGCGGCACGTTGAAACTCTTCTNNGGACTCTTTTTTAAAGACAGATAGTAAGCTAGACCTGCGGCTAAACAAGGATAAAACCTAAAAGGCATATCCATTGTGTTAACAAACGTGTCTGCATCATCCATACGTGTCAACGCATCATAGTACACAGTGTATGTTGTGCTGCTATCGGGTACAGGCCAAACTTTTAAATTTGGCGTAAGTTGCCGATCCAGAAAAAATTGATTAGGGCGGCCAGAAGTAGTTTTTGTAGGTATAGTAAGATATTCGTCTCGGCTTAGACGCTCCAACGAATAATCCGTATTAGACACTCGAATAACCACGCCCAACACATCAATCACATCTGTTCCTAAATTATACTCGCCATCATTTGCGGTTAACGTTAAAGACCGTTGTGCAATAGTCCATTGATTTAAACCTCGATTGGCCCAATCAGCAAGCATAAGATTAAGAGACCTTTTGGCTGTTTTTAGGTCGTAACCGGTCCTAACTTCTAAGCCACATCGCTCAAAAGCTTCTTCAATGTAATCGGCTACATCTAACTCAAAATCTTTGCTTCCTGAAGTAGCCATAACTAGGTTGCCTTAACTAATTTGTACCCTTTTGCTTTAGCTTTTGCACGAAGATCTGCAACGCTCATGCCGTTGGTAGCTTCGCCGCCATCTTTCATTTTCTTAACCATACCGCCGCCACGCATTTTCTTAACCATGCCGCCGCCACGCATTTTCTTAACCATACCGCCGCCACGCATTTTTTTAGGTGCCATTGCCATTTTTTAATCTCCTGTAAAGTTCTTCCCTACGTTTAAAAATATGAGAAGCATTATACTCCTTATCATAATTGTCATGATACCCGTTTTTCTTAATTTTGTGTGCGGACTCTTGCAACTTACACAGTCTTTGGACAAAAATCATAGCGTAATTTATTTCCGTCAAAGGTTCAAAATCAGCCTCTTCTGAAAACTCGGAAGCGTCGTCATAAGGATGAAATCCTACAACCCACATATCTCTGTTTATAAAAAACCCTTTTGAAATTGCAGTGTTTACCTCATCTAAAAAAACATAAAACTTATCCGGGTCTTCGTCAAACGTAAAATCAACCAGTATGGCTAAGTCGTGCGTGTCTGTCCATTGCGACAAAGCCGT